TGGTATATTCATTTGCTCCGAATGTTACCGCTGATCCTTCAAATAACATTAACTCAGTTATATTCCAATAACCACCAGCCGGTTGCGTAGGGTCTTCAATCCATTTCATTTTGTCTGAAATATATTTAAAGCCAATAGAATGTTCCCGAATTATACCGTCAACATAATCGTTCCAAGCGTCATTGCCAACAGTCGAATTGCCTAATTGACCAATTGCAAATAATCCTTTCTCATCTTCTTGAAGATCCAGAAATTTACCAATTGGTTTTTCCCAATCGTGCCAGCGTAGGAACGCAATTTGACGGTTTGAATTGCTATTCACCCCACGTTCCTGTATTGACTTGCTGAATGCACCACGTCTTATAATGTCATTATCTGAGTCTAAAACGTCAAATTTTGACAAATAAATTGCAACTTGTCTCTTAGTTGAGTCCATGTCTTTCAACTCAAATGCGCTTTTTATGTCGTATAAACTGTGTTGTTTTTTCATATTGTAATTGTTTCTGTGATCATTGAAGCGGCTATATTCTCAGCATAACCGTAATAATTTACCAATGTATTTATAGCTGTTTGACGTGACATTTGACCAGTTGAAACCGCTGTGTTTAATGCAATAATACCGTCAAGACCACCAACAGTTCCTCTGAGCTGTGTTTGAGCTTGTTGTAAGCCGCTTGCCATTGCTTCGGCTTTGTCTATTGTTTCCAATTCAATACCGAATTCCATTGCGTATTGTTGCTTAGAAATTACACCGTCTCTGAGCATAACAGAGTAAGTATCAACCTTGGTTTTTTCGGCTTGTGCTTTGCTCTGTTCGTCATCTTGCAACACTGGTAAATGACTAAAATCAGCTTCTAAATAATACCCTTCATCAGCTAATTTAAGCTGTTGCATAATGGTATTATACATTTCCTGTGTTTCCGGTATAATCGTATCTGTATAAACCATACGAATAGAGTCCCTAACATTGGTAAATGTAGCACCCTTGTCGCTTGAAAACAGATTATAATTCAATCCATAAGCGTCAATAATTGCCAGTTTATCAGCTGTTAATTCTTCAAACAACATCAAGTCCCTTGTTGGGTAACTCATTGGAGTCCAATTAACTTGGCTTTCAGTGATCATCAATTCGTCCTTAGATCGACCATACCAGTCTTTTTGTATTTGTCTTTTTTCCTCTGGTGTCATTGGTATCACTCCACCCATGTCTGAATTCTGTGCGCTCAGAATACCAATTGCACCTATGTTCTCAAGCAAAACGTTACGTTTATGATAGCTTGCTTTGATGTTTGATAGTGGGTATTTCAATGCGTCTAATCGGCTTGTAGGCTTAACAATGCTCATGCCGTCGGCTGTCGTCAAATAAATAACGTCTTGAATATCAAGTTTCTCGAATTTCTGAGCGTCGTATTTGAATGTAAAACTGTTGATTAAACCTTCAACGTCCATTTGTTTCAACGTTGTGCCGTTCAAATCAATCTGTATTTTTCCACTTGGTAAAGTTACCATGAGGTTTCTAACACCCAATGTTCTGACCGGACAATAAGCGAAAGCATTTGAATATAATGCGTCATTAACCGATAATGAATATACAACATCACCCCAGCTTTGCATTGGATTAGGCTTGCTAATTAGATCATTCAACCAATGATTCTCAACAACATTGCCGTCACGATCATAAAGAATTGGATTGTTTGAGCTCATCATTGAAGCCCGTTTATCAACAACCGCTCGCAATTCTGGTATTGATAAAAACCATTCCCAAGCGTTATTTGTGTCAATCCAAACTGGTGTTTTAACACCCCAAAGTTGATTTTGCCACGGCATTAACCGTTGCATTTGATTAATATACCGACCTTGATATTGTGAGTCAATGCCGAAAAAAGCGTCCCAAAAGCTTAAATCCATTTCATTATTGATTAGATTTTAAGCAAATCTACGATAAATTTTTAAACATTGATTGAATAAATAAAGATAATCCAGCCAAACAGTCCGGTGCGTCGTCATTTTTATTCTTACCCTCTTTGCTGAATGCAAGAACATTTTGAATAAATAATTGGCTTTGCTGATCCTGTTTTTTTATGAATTGAAATCTGTTCATAACCCAAGCCGATTGCATTATTATTCTGGTTATTTTATTGGTCGTATTATTCACCTGTAATATTCTTGCTTTGGTTTCTTTTTGCAAATGCCTACTGAACATTGCACCCATTGCATTGGATTCAACCCTACAATAACTAACATTCCACTCATTCAATTTCTGAGCGCATAAAGGAATTGTAACGTCCGTGTTGTCTCTTGTGAATACATAATCAACTATAAATAAATCACCTTTTATGACTTGACAAATTGCCATTGCTGTATAGTCACTTCCTTGGTCACTAACATCAATGTAAGCAATTGCACCTTCAATACCCTTTGTTTGAATGTTTTTTAGCTCATCTATTTCAACGTATCTAAGCTCATTGAATAACCTTCCTTTGACGTCAACCGGTTCTTGCATGTATTCCGCACTCCAAATTTCGGGTGCTGTTCTTTTTTGTTTCTCAATATATTCTTGAGTGGTCATAACTGATTCACAAAATGACTTTCCGTTCTGATCCAATGCCGGAATAATAATTGATTTATCGTATATTTTTTGCTCAACATTCCTTCCAATAACATCATTTAAAGACCAGCGTGTTCCAATATCAATTCGTGCGCACCCAGATTCAAAACGGCTATCGTGCGTTGATTCTTTCCATTGAATAATTCGATCATTAACTGTATCACTTAAAGCGTCTTCAATACCTCTGTAAAGGTCATCTGTTATTGCCACGTTTGAAGCTCCAAAACCTATTATTGTTCCACCAACACCAGCTCCAAAATAACCAACTTGCTTGCTTGAATTTGTGTTCCAACCTTGCAAATTAGCCTTGTCCTCTGACAATAAAACAGTTGGGAATACATGCTTAAATTTGTCGCTTTTTACTATTGCTCTGACGTCATAACTGAACTTCAAATACAGGGTTGCTGTACAAGTATTTCTCATAACTGAGCGTTCGGGGTTTCTACCAATAGTCCATGCACAAAATAAGCTTGTTAGATAGCTTTTGCCGGCTCTTGGTGGCATTGATACGCTCAAAGATTTTATTTGTTTGTCTTCAATCTGTTGAAAGGCTTCCGCAATAGGCTTAAGAAACATTCTTTCACTGAAAAAAACAGGATCATAATAACAACAAAACTCCCAAAATTCTCTTCTTGAGAGTTCCGCACGCAAAAGGTTTTTAATTGCTGTTTTTTTATCATTCATTTTCTTTTAGCAATTCTTTGATTTCATCTGTTGATAAATTGCTCAGATCAATGTTAGTTTGCGTTTGATCTACTTGTTGAACTGGTGCACCGTAACTTGAGTCCATTAGTGCCTTGTATGCATTCGTATCACCCTCACGTGCTTTTTTGATTAGTGCCAATGTCATTAGATCTTCTTGGCTCATGGTTTCCGTATCACCGGTCAATGGGTTCTTAAGATCCTGTTCAATAGCCAACCAATAACGTGCAATTGTGCTTCTGTTTTTTGATCCTTTCGGACGTCCATTTGGATTGCCGCTTTCACCTTTTTTCCACCTCGGTTCTATTTGTCCTTTACCGCTCATGCTTCGTTGTTTATTCGTTGTAAATATACTATTTTTCTACAAATGCCTTTAGAGGGTAGAAAATAAGCGAATTACGGTAGCTGTTCTCATGTGTTGGTATAATCGGTGTTACACCATGAACGTTTTTCCAAGCTGGGTAAACAAGTATTGAATTATCCTGTTGACCAATTGTAGCTCCATAATCTGGTATGTTTAAATCACCACCTTTTGAATTTAGTTTTTTGCAAATAATTACGTTAACCGCTCCAACAATGTTACCAGCGTCACGGTGGTATGGTGCACTAATGTTAAAATTTGAAATCGAACTGGTGAATAGATTAGCGAATTTCCATTTGTCGGGAACGTTTTTGAACAATTCTACTTGAAGTTGGTATTGTTCTGGCAATATTTCCTTGATCAGCTGTTCACTTTCCTTGGCTAACATCAACATTGCTTTGATAAACGTTTGTGCGCTTTTAACGGCATGCACTGAACTTCTATTTAGGTATTCACGTTTCATAAGTGCTTTTGGTGGTATTGAACCGATTATTGTGCTGAACTGTTCAACGTTTATTGCCTCAGCTTCTTTTTTGCTTTTACCAGCCTGTAACGCACGTAATTTACCGGCTCTTGCTAACATGGACTTTGGAACGTTTTTGCTTCTGAATTCTGCGTTTGCAAGATCAGCTAATTTGCACATACGTTCTGGCATTTTTGTTAGGTAAAATCCAACTGGTACACCATTATCATAAAAAATACAGTCTTCCAATACGTTTGGTTCAATAAATAAACATGTATCACCGATTTTTACGGTGTGTTCTATTTTAACAAGGTCGATTCGTTTCATATTTTTGTCATTTTTTTAATTAATAATAAAGCTTCTGAGCTGTTTTTCACCAAATAGTGTTCTTTTATATTCCTAATTTGGGTTTGAATTAATTTTATGTGCCTTTCTGATTGTGTTGAATTTCGTTTTTGCCTACCTAATTCACCGTTATCAGCTATTTTTATAATTACAGGGTCGAAAATATTAATGAATGTGTGGTTGCTAAACCTCTGACCTTCACACACAATACACCAGTCATTTTCAATCTGCAATTTTCTCATTTTATAAGCGTCCCTCATTATTGACATACTTAACCGGTCTGATCCTTGGAAGGTAGTGCCGTCATAAACTCCTAATATTGCAACCTTTTTTTCATTGTCAATTCTGAAACGAAACATGTTTGCCCTTGCGCATTTGGTTTTCATGACACTCAAAAGCTCATTCATAACGTATGTTTTTCCGCTTCCACAAGCTCCAATTAATAGTATTGTATTCATTTTTCAAGATCTTTGATTAGTTTCGATACCAAGTAAGGATAAATGACCAAACCGTCTTTCCAACCACCGGTTAAAACGTAATTATTATCATTGATTTTTTTATATAAACCGTATTTTTTTGACTCATTATTCATAAATGGTCTGGCACCAAAATAAATATTGTATTTGCCTTTCAATCCAATTGCTTTGGCTCTTTTTAGCGTCTCATCAATGTATTTTCTCTGATTTTTAATGTAAGTGGCATGCAATATTGTGGTGCTATCACCATACCAAATACGACCGTCATACCATTTTATTATTTTTTCATGAGTAAATGGACGGTAGTGTCTCATAACCTCATTCAAATTGGTGTTATTTTCATTTGGTTCAAATAACAGCCCATGACCAGTCAATGAATTCAGTGCGTCAATTCTGATTAGTTTCTTGGCAAAAAATCCAGCGCAAATAATATTTATTCCGGCATAAAATTCATTGTCGCAATATAATCCATTATCACAAATTTTTGTAACCTTTTTTTTATGATAATTTGATACCAATATTTTATCAATCGGTATGTGATAAACGTTTTGAATGCTTTTATTTGTCTTGAATTGCTTGTTTTGGATCGAATAATTTTCCGTTAGCCAATTCATGCTTGCCTCTAAATAGCTGATACCCTTTAACCAAGTTGGTGAAAATAAATTCTCACTGATCCTTGAAGACGCAAATTGCTCATTCGAGTCAAATATTTGATACGGTATATTTCGATTGTCAAATTCTTTTGCAACCATTGATCCACACAAACCAGCTCCAATAATAT